AGCGCTGAAGTTGCAAAGCGTCTGCCATGCCTGAAGGGTTTACCTGACGTCAGGCCATTTATTGTCCCCAATGTTGTACCTGCTAATGCTCCGGCACTTGCAGCCTCAGTCATTGTGGGTCCAGATTCTGCATCTTGAATTGCTTTCGCTAACAGTAATTCCTGAATATCCATTACCAACTTTGGCCCAATACTATAACTAGTTTAACTAATAAAGATCATGTCATCTTTGATCAGCTGTTCCCAATTTACGCGGGGGATATTCTCCAGTTGCTTCAGGTTATTGAACCGTTCGCCAGACAGTGACATACGCAGCTCGACGATGCGCTTTGCAGTGGAGTAACCCACTCCAGGCAGGCGTTTGGCGATCTGCTCAGCTTCTGCTGTGTTGAGGTTCAGGCGAAAGTCCTCGAGGGGTACGACGCGCTCAGGGATCGTCTCCTCCTTGGGTGGCTCAATCTGCGGAGCGACGACTTTCTCAAGCCGACCTTTCTTGGTGTCATATGGCACAAGCTGATCCAGAGTGACGTAAGAGATGGAGCCGTTGGCACCCCTCACCATCGCAAATTCTTTGTCGTGCTTACTGATGAACTCAACCAGGCTTCCGGTCTTCGTATCTTGAAATAGGTTTGACATTGTTTATATCTATCCTCCCCATAATTATAGGCACTAAAAAAGGCGCCCATGGTGAGCGCCTTGATTGTACTTATTGATCAGTAGGAACTTTGTCCTGTCTCTGTCTTGTAGGGCAGATGGAGATCTGCAGAATCAGGTGCGGGTGCATCCATGTAGAAGCACACCTCAACAATGATTGCTGAGCAGGATCCCTTATCGACCACTGTCAGAGCGCCACTTGCAGTAGCGGTAACAGCAGTGTCACTTACGAGGGCGGTGAGCGCATCGCTCAGATCGAACCCAGTGAAAGCACCACCGTCGCTGAACGCACCTGCTCCATCAGCAGTCATGGTTGCAGCGGGTGTGACACCACCAGTTACCTGGATGGTTTCAGCAGCACCGGAGCTCAGGTTCTCGACGTTCACAGCTGTGCGGTACACAACGGCACCAGCAGGCAGGATGAACGCACGATCGAGCCGAGGCTTGTCGTCCTGACGCAGGTCGGGAGACAGGATTTTCAGCTCATAAGGGGTTGCTGTAGCAGCTGCATCGGTATCGAGCAGGGCAGCACCCACGATCCGGAAGAAGTTAACTCCGGGGATAGCCTGAACGCCTTGATTGCGGTATGCGTTCAGGTGACAGACTTGGTTGCCAGGGAAAATGATGTTATTCCAAGGGCGACGAGTTACATCGTTATAAAACATTGTTAGTTACCTCCTATCAATATACGAAAGAGTAACCAACGGTGATGAAGTCCTTATTGAGAACTTCAAAACCAGCAAACAAGGACCAGATCATGATGATGAAACGGCTGAAGTCGTCGTTGTTGTTCAGCAAGATCTGAGCGTTGTTACCACCAATGCCAACACCGATGGCTTGAGGTCCGAAGAAGATCATCTGTGAAGCACCGTAATCAGCAGCGCCAGCAGTGGCATCAGCGATCACGAGGTTGTAAGAAGTCTCCGGAAGGTTGGTGGACTCGAAGAAGCGGACGCCTTCGAACAGGAAGCCTGTAGGCATCACGGGCTGACCAGCAACGAAACCGGCCTGACCGTATGCAGGACCCATGCCCAGGTAGTTGTGAGCGTTAGGAGCCAGATGCGGTTGCATCGGATTCACAACACCTTGACCGGGATAACGTGCCACCTCACGGAAGTCAGAGTTCTGACGAAGGTGCATCATTGCGGTGGGATCCACCAGGCAACGGTAATAACCATCAGCGAAGGTAGGAACGTTGCGCTTACGCATGTCCTTAACCACTTCCAGCAGGTCTGTGGTTACATCAAATTTGCCAGACTCACCGTTGGAGTATGTAACTCCCAGGGTGCCGCCTGAACCGCCCTTCTCTTTGCCACCGGGCAGGTAGTAGCCACCACGGTCGTCACCGGCTTTGCCATTAGCTTCTGCTTTCAGAAGTTCATTAGCAAAGACACGATCACGCCAGCGGCGATAGTCGTCCAGCAGTGTGAGTGCAATTTTGTTATCCCAGAAGCTCTTTATCTTCTGGTTCTACATCTTTGCCATCGATGTAGTTCAGACTATATCTTCATCCCGGTGGGATGCAGGGCACTCGTGGATCCATTACTGAGTTTCCTCTCGGGATCTAGTCGTTGAACCTTCCAGATTGTGGTCTGGCTTGGCTGCTGATTGGCCTGTAGTTGGAGGCTTTCCAGCAATTCACCCTGTTATCGCTCAATGCTTACGCAAAGGCGGGCCTACTCTTTAAGCCAATGGACTGGTGGAACACGTTGAGGTTTCCAGTGTCCAGCAGCAGACGCTGCGCTGTAATAAGTGTTTCGCGAGCAACCTTAAAGGTTGAAGGCTGAGTTGCATCACGTGTGTCAGCAGGACCTGTGTACTCTTTGAGCGACACGAGGACCTTGTCCTTCACAATGTTGCGTGCGGAAGCTGTACCCAGTGTTTGATCTGCGGTACGCTCACGTGACTCCTTAGTGCCAGGCTTGCCCCAGAAGCGGTACCGGTCCAGTTGAACTGTTTGACCGGGTTGCTTGGAGAAGTCATGAACCACCACGGGCTCCACTGCCATCTCAATGATGTAGGCAGGGTGGGGCCGATAGAGTTCAGCACCAAGAAGTTTAGGGAACGAGTTATTCCTCTGCTTTCACAGGGCTCCGACTATATCTTCACCTATATAAGGGCTGGGCGCTCGTGCCTGTTATTAAGGAGGCTTTACTCCTCAGGTAGTCTGTGAACGTTCCTTAGGTGTACCTAAGGCTTCGCTGCTGATTGCCATATCTCTCGACTTAGGGTTCCAGCAATTCACCCAGTTTTACAACGACCGGTCTGTTAATCGTTGTCAATCCACATAGGGACAACTCCGTAAACTTAATGATATAAGTGAGTTCGACTGTCTCACTATCTGAATAATACACGCTAGATTGTAGTTATTGCTGGCCTACCCGAAAATATTGTGGAACAATTTATAGATCCAACCGTATGGGTGCCCATACACACCTTGCCTGGTTTTGAATGTTGCATCGAATACTACGTCAACCGCAACGGCGAGGTTCGCAGTACTAAAGGCAATCGTGACCGCATCTTGAAGCATAAACGCCATAAGGCTGGTTATCCCATGGTCACCCTTACTCAACGAATTGGAAGAAAGCCGCCTTTATACGTATGTGTACATAAGTTAGTTGCATTTGCTTTTCTAGGACTACCCCCTACCCCCTATGGAATCTCTAAGGGATGCACGATGATTGATCATATTGATGAGGACAAGTCGAATTGTTGTGTGTCTAACCTTCGCTGGATTAGTCGAAAGGATAACAACACTAAATATAGATACCAAAGACGTCCTAAAAATACTCCTGAGCAGGCTGCACAAGCTAAGGAGCGTCAGCGGGAATTAAACAAGAATTACATGCGTCGAAAACGATCTGAATGTAAGCACTAATACAGTGATTGAAAGTTAGAATATCTGTAGCGATGTAATACATAATGGCTGACAGTCTGAAGCTTATTGGTGTCAAGCACATTCGACGACACAAAGGTAAGGAGCTTCAATACATTCCGCCCAACGGTGAAAGTGATCAGCACATCGTCAAGCGTTGGTGGCGTGACAGTAAGGACAAAGGCGTGTTTATCGCCTGCACAAAGTTCAAGGTAAAGCGCAAGGGCGGTGATGTTGTGATTATGGTGCCTTCACACCAGGAAACTCAGCTCGATATTGCCTTCGACGGCAACCGCACGTGGGACTTCAGGCCTGCAAGTAAAGACGTGGCAAGGGTTGGCATCTTCACCCCTGACAACAAGTTCATCGAGGAGTACGTTTTCCCCAGTGTCTCTGGTGGCCGCATCATGCGTGTGACGACTATGGATGCTGCTAGCTACCCAGGCATGTAACGCCGCTGCTCCGCTGTCACGTCAAAGACTGAGAGGATCTCGAAGCCGATGTCGATCTGCAACCTGAACGGCAGACGGTTGGCCTTGCGTGCATGGATGCCCAGAGTGAAGCTGCTACGTGGTGTGATGTAGAGCTTGTCGTACTCATGTGGCCTTCCATTACTGTCGTAAAGACGTACGTCTACCCAGTTGTCGACATACATATTTCCTGTACGAAGGTTGGTCAGATCAATACTCACCAGAGTCGTGCGGACATCGGCAAACAAGCTGGTGAACACGGCTTTGACATAGACCGACTGATCCTCCTGCACGCTGTCATCTGACACTGCTCCGTCGTAATCGCTGCCAACAACGGATAGGTCCATCCCACGGTCCTGCAGCACTGTCCTGTAGCCGTCAGCGTCCTCTACGTCGACGCCCTGGATGATGTCCTCGGCATTCAGCTCAAACCTGACGTACTGGTTCTCAGTCCCGAAGAGTCCCACAGTGTCCTCATAGACCAGTGACTGCGGGATGGCTGAGATCCGTGTGACGACAGCACGGTCCATCGTTGGACCTTTCGCAAACTGGAGCGACCGGCTAGCTACCAACCCAGATGGATTCGTAGTGCCGGTGCTGTAGCTCTGTCCCCGTAGCTGAATCTCTTGAGTTACATCCATATACGGGCCTTATTCTACTTTAATTTTACAAGTATTCCTCCACACTTCCACTCGTCTCTTTTAAAGTGCGCAGTGCTTTGTGCTCTAAATTACGCACACGGTCCCTACTCATATGCAAAATCTGCCCAATCGCAGTCATTGATAAGGGTGCGAGGATACCGTCCCCAATTCCATACCGCATGCTGATTACTGCTGCTTGCTGCTCTGGCAACTCCAGGATCAACGCCTTCAGGTTGTCCTTGATGTAATCGTTCTCTAGCTGCTCGACAGGCATTGGACCTTCGTCTTCGAGCAGATCGATCAGGGACGTGTCACGGTTCTCACCTATCCGTACTTCTAGTGAAGTCGGTTGCCGTGCCTTACACATCAGGTCCTTGATCTCATCAATCGACAGGCCAAGCTCATCGGAGAGTTCATGAATAGTTGGCATCCGTCCACTGAGCTGTGAGAGCTGCCTCTGTGCCTTCTTGAACTTGTTTAGGTTCTCAGTGATATGGATGGGTAGACGGATGGCTCTGGACTTCTCTGCGATGGCTCTGGTGATGCCCTGGCGGATCCACCAGTAGGAGTAGGTCGAGAACTTGTAGCCGCGTTGTGGATCAAACTTCTCCACACCACGCACCAGTCCGATCGTCCCCTCCTGGATGATGTCCAGCAGCTCCATATTCCGTTTTGTGTATTTCTTGGCCACACTGACGACCAGCCTCAAATTTGAGGTGACCATTTTGTTCTTGGCACGCTCACCCTCCTTGATCTGCCGCTTGAGCTGCTTGTCAGATATACCAAGTTCACGGGCTAAGGCTGCTTCGCT